CTCCTGTGCTACGAGTATTTATCTTATTGGATAGACTTTAACGTACACCCATCCAACTTGCATAATCTCTGTAAGCGTTTGCACCTACGTTTTCAACACCCCAACCATCGCCCATTCCTGAGCCATCTTGGTAATCATCCCAGCCAGTACTACTACTACTATCGCACCAGGAGAATGTTGCCGCGGCCGTTAGACTAGTTGGATTACCATTCCATGATGCAATCATATTTGGATAGTTTTGTGTTGTTGCACCACTACCTACGGTTCCTGGACTAGGCCCACCGGAATTGTTGAAGCAACCAAAAGAATAAGGTCTATAAGCATTGTGTGTGCCGGTCTGTGTTGTGTATAATCTTCTATCTGCCAATGATCCTATTACGGTTCCGCCGCTTGTGGTCAATTGATACCAATGGTTTGTTCCAGTTGGTAGTGTAAACGCATTAAATCCCATGCGATAGTATGCCGCATAGTTAGCAAAATTACTACTACTATATGCAACATGTATAATTTCTGTAATAGATTGTCCTTGAAGATTTACACTAAAGTTATCATTGGTTTGATATTGAGTACCGGTGTTTCCGACCTGTCCTGCAACTGCTGTTATTCTAGGCTGATGTCCTGTGTTAATTGGTGTGGCACCACCTCTATGATTTGCGGCAATCATCCAGCCGCCACCGGCCCATGCCGGATCCATAATACAATATATCTGTTGAGCACCTATACCACCCGGAATATTAATCCAATATACTCCGTTGGTTGTAATACCTGTGCTATTAATAATAGCCTGAGCACTTGTTCCTGCTTTAGCCGCTGATGAACCATCTTGCCATGTTCTTAATATACTAAAGGCTTGAGGTGTTGTGTTTCCTGTTCCGTCATCTGCTGTAACTGTAAAGTTGTGTGTAACACCACTTGATGTATATGTATCATTTACATTAGGTGTTCCGCTGATAACTCCTGTATTGGTATCCAAACTTAATCCTGTTGGCAAAGCACCACTAGTAATTGAATATGTCAAAGATCCAGCACTTTCAGGATCTGTTGCTACAAGTGTGATAGTTGGACTTAATGCTACATCTTCAATACATTCTCCAACTGAACCAGTTGGTGTTGTCCATACCGGCGTAGCATCTACAGTTATAGAATCTTCTAGTATGGCTGATAGTCCACTACCGTTTATAACTTTAACATCTAATGGTTCTGGTGTTGTTCCATCTAGTCTATCACCACCTGTAAATGTTATAGTAATTTGACTACTACTATCTCTAACACTGGTTGTTGGATTAACTGTTGCACCATTAGCATTAACTAAACTTGCTGTTGCTGTTATGTCAAAATTTTGACCTGTTATTACAATAGTTTGAGGATCTGCTGTTTCATCTACATGGTTTACACTAACACTTGAAATTGTAGGTGGTGCTGAAATACCTTGCCATCCATCTGTTGTATACTGTTCAAGTTGATTAATATCTGTATTAAATCGCAGTGTGCCGACTGATGCAGGATTTGGACGTTCTGCTGTTGTTCCTTTAGGGACAATCATATATCCATCAGCAATTACAGCCTCAAGTGCGTCTTTAATTTTAAATTCTATTGTATCATCATCTTTGGTTTCTACTTTAGCAAATAAACCAGCACTACCAGCACTTTCTTTATTAATTTGGAAAGCGTTGTTAGCAATTTGATCATCAACGTAACCTTTAACTGCTTGTTCTGTTGGAACCGCAGTGTTTGAATTACCTGTTAAATTTTGGTCTGTTGAAAATTCATTAATAGTTGCACCCAATTGAGCACCAATTGAACCAAGTTGTAGTTCTGTTAATCCGCTCAAATCAAAAGCATCAGCGTTTAGCGTTGCATTACCAGTTGCTTGATCAACACGGAAATATTCACCAACACGGAAGTTACCTGATTGGTCAGTTGAAACATAGTATACTCTACCACCATTTGTTTCTGAAATTTCTCTATCTTGCTGTGCGGTCTGTGTTGGTGTGTTTGGATAATTTGTTGTAGCAAAATCACCTGTACCAATATCTAGGAAATCGTGTCCAGTTAATCGAATGTTACTAAATTGACTAGTAATAAATGTTGGATTTGCATCTGCTGTACCTGCTGTTTTCTCTGGATTAATTCTAACTGTAGCATAACCATTTACTAAATCTTCGTTGGTAACTGCCGTAATTGTATAATATGTTGTATCGCCATCAAATCTTATATTAGAACCTAGTGTAATTGCATCAGCACTCTGTAATGGTGTGCCAGAAATTTCAAATAGATATCCTGTTTGTCCTGACTGTGCATTTGTAACTGCTAAAGTAAAACCTGCGCCGCCGCTGGTTGTACATGCTTCTCCATCTGTAAATGAACCATTTTGTACATTAACAATTTTAATTCTTTGTGTTGAATCAATTACTCTAATAATGTCTGCTGTTGCTCCATTGGCTCCAGTGATTGTATCACCAATATTTAATGTACCAGTCAATGATGCTTCTTGATAACGAAGTTGTTCACCTCTAGTCTGTACTGTTAGTGCAGTTTCGTTTGGATTATTACCATCTGCTACTGCGCCATATTCACCGTATGCACTAGAACAGTTCAATGCTCTAATAAAGCCACCGGTTTCTGCAAAAAATCCTTTGTCACAGTAGTAAGTGAATACTGATACCATTTCACCTCTACCGCCGTTACTAACATGAACACCAACACCATCTGAGTTGATCTGTGTAAAGTCGTTTGCTAGAATTGAATGATAACCACTTGCTTGTACTGAACCGTCAATCTTAATACCAATTGAACTTGTGTTAACACTTGTACAGTTTTGAATATATGGACTTGCTGTAGTAATAGCGCCTGCTGGATCTAGTGCCATTACAACGCCGTTGTTAAGACCTGTAAATTTAAAGTTACGAATGTTAACACTATCATTTAACAAGAACATTGTTTCTGATTCGTCGCCTGTTTGTGGACGAACTTCACAGCCTCTTAAACTATCACCATATAAACTAACACCTGCAGGTACTTGTATTGGTAAATCTTCCTCATACACTCCCTGTTCAACAAAAATAACATCGCCTGAACTTGCTTGGCTACATGCATATTTTATAGTTAAGAATGGTAGTGTTTTTGTACCAGGGTTTGTATCTACTCCTGTTTTTGCAACATGTAATACAGTAGTACTTGGTGATGTCCATGCTAGGTCATTGTTAGTATCAACAGTTAATTCTGATCCTATATCACCTCGAGGAATTCTGTCTAGTTGTGTACCATTGTGTGTTAGTAAATCACCTTGAGTAGTAAGTGTGGCCGCACTATCGCCTTGTGCAACAATTTGCCAAAACGCTGGTGATGTATCAGGTTGGTTACCTATTGAATCTTGTATTGCTCTATAACTGTTAGTTGCGTATTCTACAACTTCACCAATTAAATATTGTGTTGCAACGCCCCAAGTACCTTTGAAACTTAAACCTTCTGTAAGTAAATCCCAAAATGCTGTAAGTGTTGGTAACTGCCCTGCTGTTGTATCAGCCTTTGCAACATATGTGTTACCACCGTAACGTACAACATCACCAGTTTTGTATGCTGTAGCGTTTGACCAAACATTTTGGTAACTGTAGCCTGTAGTCAGTACTTTCCAATTTGCTGAATTGTTATAGGGTATTTCACCTACACTATCTTGTTCTGCAATATATGTATAACCACCATAGGTAACAATATCACCTGTTTGATAGTTTGTTGCAACGTCCCAGGAGTCTTCAAAATTTAAACCTGGTAAGAATAAATCAAATTTACTATAGTCAATATCTCCGCTTGATGTATGTTGTTCTATACAAATATAGATATTGTTTCCGTATTTTACTAGATCATTTAGTTGATACAAATATGCATCTTGCCAACTGTCTTGCCAAGTAACTCCTGGTACAAATAAATCAAACTTACTGAAATCAAAAATGGTAGAAGAATCATGTTGCGTGATACAAATATATACATTGTTTCCGTATCTATAGATATCACCTAATTTAATTTTTGTGCCAGATAGTGCTGGGGTCCATTCATTGTTCCACAATTGCCCATCTGTCATTAAATCCCAATTGGCAGTATCAGTATAAAAGTCAGCACTGGCAGTGTGGTTCGCTGTAGCAACATATGATTTACCACCATACCTAACTACATCATCTTTTCTATACAGAGTAGCGGTTGTCCACGCACTTCTCCAAACAAATTTAAGTCTACCAATTACAAATTCTGCCATTTTGTTTTCCTATAGTATATCGTATGTGTCTCTTGCTACATCATTGACTGCTCGTCTAGCAACTAGTTCGCCGTCTGTGTTGATGTAATAGTAAAGACTTTCAACATCAAGTTTGTATTGATCATATATACTAGAGATATTTACCAACTCTCTGTTTAGATTGTTTCTATTCAATTCTAAACTTTGACTTGGTGCTTCTATAACTCCAGTCTCATCAATATACAATACAAATACCTTTTCATTTGGTGCTGTTTCAAACACCACTGTATCGTTTACAACATTATAATCTACACTAGGCTGTTGACGTGTTTGTCCTACCCATACTTCTATGTTGTTTGCATTTCCAGGTAAAAAGTTAATGTCAAATACTGTATCAACTCCGTTGCCTGTAAATTCTAGTATAGTAGGTATCATTTCATTGTCTTGGCCTTGCCCTACATCTAAAGAATCAGTGCCATACATGTCTTGTCTAATGTAAACAAGAGTACCATCTGCATCTCTTCTCAATGCATGAAAGTGTGTTGGTTCTGTTTTAACTTCTTTAAGAAACTGAGGCATAGTTATACCGTTGTGTAAGTTACCACTGCATTTACTGTGCCATTGGCACTGACAGCAACAATCGAGTCGCCGTCTTCAATTAATAATTTTTCTGTGTAGGTCAGCGTGTTTGTTGCTGTTAGTGCTACACTTTTAGCAATCACATTTTCATCTCCAACACTTTCTAGTGCCGGCACAACATGAATATCAACTGTTTCGTCTACGCTACCATCATGGTTTGTAAAGAACATGCCAATGACAGCATATGTTGTACTAGCAGGTGCTTGGAGTAATACTGTTGGTGTGTTTGCTACTATTTCTGTTGCTATTGCCATTTTCTTTCCTTATCCAAATATTAGTGCCGCCTTTAAGGCTTCTGCTTTAACCTGTTGTAGTGTTACAGTACCACCTGAACTTGTATCGTCTGTGGCATTGACCCAGGCAGTTCCACTCCATTTAAGAACTTCACCTGCCTGCACCGATGACGTACTTACATCTGTTAGATCGTTGAGGACACTTGCTCCTCCTCCGCCACCACCACCGCCGGTAGCAGTAAACGTTAGTTTTCCTGTTGCCGCATCTGTGGTAATTGTAATGTTATTGCCTGCTTCAAATTCTAAATTAGGAGTAGATGTACTTACAATAGAAGTTTGGCCTTGTACACTGATTTGTCCAAAACCATCTACTACTGTTGAAGTAGCGCCAGCAATATTTACATTTGATTCGATTTGATTTGTGCCAGGATTATATGTAAGGTAAACATCTACGGCATTACCTCTATCCCAAATAACTTTCTGCTGTGTGTTTGGAGCAGTAGTATCTTGTCTTAGATAAAAGTCTTTGCCCTGTCCTGTGTATACATCATCTGGCAAATAAAGAACACCATTGATATGTTGACCTTCAATTGATCCTGCTCTAGGAACTGTAAGATCAACAGGACGACCCAAATGTGTTACTGTAATGACAGCATCAATATCTGGTGCTTCGTCAAAGAAGATATCACTGTTTGAATCTAGTGTGTAACTGAATACGGGTTTTTGTACAACCCCGTTTACAACTACGAGCAGTCCACGCTCACTGAGTGGCTTAGGCAAACTCATAGTGAAGGTTTGTGTATTGCCATCTCCAGTGAAATTATCAACTGTAAATGCTCTACTATGTTCAGGTGAATAGCCTATATAACTCATCAAATACGTCCTTTTACTACACTTATTTATCCATAGGACGTAGTTGTGATTTTAGACGAGAAGTGTTAAACCGCCTGCAAGAATTACTAATCCGCCCCATCCTCCAAGGATAGTTATGTAATAGCGTAGTTTGGTACCAAAGTAAAGCATACCAATTGCTACGCATTTATGCATAGGTGAAATTAAATATCCTACAAAATCTACTGCAAAAAACCAAGGTAGGTACTCTATACCGTATATGCTTGCCATCAGCACTGTAAGGGCGCCAAAACGCGAACTAGACCCCAATGCAAACGCACCTGCAAAACTAGCCAAACTCAACAGTGTAAATCCGCTCACTGTGTTTATGTCTAGTCCACTGGATTCTAAGAATGTTTTGATTGCTTCTGTATTTTCTCTTACTACATTTGCCGCAAAGATAATGAGTGCTACCCAAGCAATCAATTTCCAATCTACAAAACGCAATAGTTTTGGAATATCAAATGTTCGTGTTACAACCATATAGTAAACTGTAAGAGCACCAAATGCCCAAAGAAAATCTATGCCTGCAATAATAGCACCAACACCAGCAACATATGGAAGTACATATCGAGTAATACGACTTACTTTGATTTCTCTTGTACAATCATTTAGTTCAATATCACTTTCTTTTACACCCCAAACTAGATAGGCAATGATAAATGCAACTGAAACTGCCAGTAGTGGCCAAATGATTCCCATGAATGTTGTATAGGTCAAACCAAATGCCGCCATGGGTAGAATAACTGTTTTTTCTAAGGGTGACCAAAAGTAATAGTGATGTGTGCTTACATAATCAATTGGTCCAAACTTTTCTCTGCCACAACAACCTTTTTCTGGTGCAAGTGCTTCTAGTAATCCTGCACTTACTGTAACACGACCTTTAATAGGTAACAGTCCTGTAATAGCACTTACTAATGCTACTACTGCTTTTTTACTTTTTAGGTTTTGCTCAAAGAAACAAAATACATCATCAAACAAACTGTTTTCTTTAACCATGCCTGCTATCATCATAACAAACACAATAAGGAACAAGTATACTTGCCCGCCATAAATCAAACTAAGATCCATTATTATAGACTCCGTTTAGATATTCCCAATGATTAGGAAAGTTTCTAATTATTTCGTCAGTCAAGTGCTGACGGTTGCTGACAAATATCTTTGCATATTCATCATAGTTTTTGTGTGTCATATTCAACACACCTTTGTATGCACTTGACCCATGCAACATTTCAAACCATTGTCCGCTGTGAAACATTGAGTATGCTTCGTCTTTAAAAATAAAGTCTGGAGGTGTTGGTACAAAATCTGTGTGTACATTTTTTACATGATCTGGCATAGGCGCACTTGTAACTTCACGCCAATAGTCTGTATCTTTGCGATCTGAATAATGATAGTGTAGCCAGATAAAGTTTACTATTTCACTTACCATCATATAAAATTTTTGGTTAACTTCGTCTCTCACTGTTTGGTTCATTACTCCACCATTCTGTGCTAGTGCTTCAACAAAAAATTGTACTGCTTTTGTTGTAAAAGTTATACCTGTTGCTTCTAGTGGTTCGACAAACCCTGCACTTAATCCTACCGCTAGAACATTGCTTTTGGCAACATTTCTATGAAAGCCACATTTCATTTTTAGATGACGTGCTTCTGCTGAATGTTCTCCAATTGCATCTCTAAGTTCTTGTTCTGCTTGTTCTGGTGTACAGTGTTTGCTTGAATATACATAACCATTTCCTATTCTACTGTAGGTAGGAATAGTCCAACGCCAACCATTTTTCATAGTTGTTGCTTTTGTAAATGGATGACACTCTGCTTTTGGATCAATGTACTGTGTTGGAATAGCAACTGCTGAATCATTTGGTAATAGATTATCAATTGGTATATGTGGTTCTTCAAGTGTTTCTTCGAGTAGCATACTACGGAAGCCTGTGCAATCAATGTAAACATCTGCACGAATAATTTCATCGTTTTCAGTAACTAGATGTTGTACACCTTCTTCGTTGTGTTCTACTCTTTTGATCACAACATCATGCAGTTCTACTTTGTCTTTAATATAATTCTTAATGCTTTCGCCAATTTTGTATGCGTTAAAATGCATGGCATCCCAACTTGGAGCCATCATTCCAAAACTATAGTCAAATTTTACATCGTTGAGTTTAGGACTTGTATTTGATTTTGCAAGTCTGTAAGAAGGTAACCAATTAAAAAATTCATCTGCACTTCTATTGCTCCAATACTTGTGTGTTAGTGTATTTGGTGCTAACATATGAACATCATATGCATCATTGTCAACAAAGTAATTTCTACTACTGTGCCACCCTTCAAACTCTACACCAAGTTTGTATGATGCGTCTGCATTTTTCATCCAAATATGTTCTGGTATGTTTGCTTCACGTAAAAACTGTGCAGTGTAAGGTTGTGTTCCTTCACCTACTCCAATGATACCTATTGTGCTACTTTCAACAACTGTAATCTTAATATGACTGGGTACTTTGGCAAGTAGATAGGCCGCAGTTAACCAACCGCTTGTTCCTCCGCCAAATACACAGATGGTTGATATATTATGTGATGTGTTCACGTTCTTTCCTTACTACAAAGATACCAAGACCATTCCAATAATCTTCTGGATCTTCGCCTGTTGTTGTTATTTCTTTTTTATACAATACTGTGTTGTATTTAAGCATTGCGTTTGTTGCTGTTTGTGTACCTTCCCAATTCCAATCGTCCATGACCAACACAAACGTTTCTTCAAACAAAGGCCAGTAACGTGTTAAAAAGTAATCAACACCTTCTGCACTGTGATCTCCGTCATAGAATACAACATTGATTTTTTGATTGATAACATTTATATCAAACTTGCGAACATCATAGTCATGTCCTGTTACTGCGTTTTCACCAACGACCTGTTGTACATTGTTTTGGAATATTTGTCTTGCGTCACCTTTTTCAGCAGTCCAACCTTCTACATCACGTGCAGGATTAATTGTTTGGTCTTGCCAATTATCTAGTGCATGTGCAGTTATTTTATTGCCTTCAAGTGCCGCAGTAAATGTTGCTCCTTGAAAAACACCAACTTCTAAATAGCGTACATCATCTGTGTTACACAAATTGTTTAGAAAATGTTTTACTTTAGTACTAGTTAAGCCTGCTATATCTAAACTGTGTTTTGCACGACTGCGTTCTTGATTACTTAAATCTAGTGCAGTATCAATTTGATCTATCCATTTGTTTTTACTTTTTGCACTTACTACATTTTCGCAGTAATGACAATCCCAGCAATTGAATCCGCAAGTTTTAATTTTCTTACGCCAAGCATTGATTGGAGCATTTTCTAAATGCCCATCTTTAATGTATTGGTTAAAGTCATCAAAAAGTATTTCTTGGTTATTTGCATATCTAGCAATAATATCCATTGTTTCATAAAGGCGTGGCTCATTTTCTCTGCCATGCATTTTAAAAACATCAATACCTAGATCTAATAGTTCTACCCAATCATCTCTCCATGGTGGAAAGTTAGCAACTTTTAAAGGTCCTGCAGGATCCATCATATCCCATCTAGGACATGTTGGCTTACTAATAGAGTCAGCAAAGAACGTAGGATCTTCAAACTTTTCTCTTGCAAAGTTAAATTCAAAGTGTTCATCTTGTACAGGACAATTACCCCAACACCCTTCATTTGCTAGTAGACTTATTTTAAAGTCGTCTCTAATATTTTTATGAATGTATTCCTTTGCACGTTTAATCTCACGCAAACGATCATGATCACGCATAAGATCTCTGTCAAGATTTACATAATAAAATCCTGCTTCTGCTAGTTTGATAATTTCGTTTGGTCTTTGTACGTTTCTTAGAATAGTATTTTTTACTTTGAGTTCTGGAAACTCTCTTTGAATAACTCCTTGCAACATCCATATTGTGTGTGGGATAGTTGCAGTACGAATGCCTGCTTCGTACATTGGTCTAAAGTTATCAACAAATGTTTTGAGATTTTGCATGGTTGGTGGAACATTAATATTGTTAAATGTTGCACTCAACGGAATACCAAGATCTGTTTGAAAAGGCAGTGCGTTGTGTAACAATGCTCTCCAGTCACCTTGATTAAAGACATCTCCCATTGCATCTTGTGCAAACGGAGCCATACGAGTAGTAAAGTATATATCGTAAATGTAGTCTTTATATTTGTGTACTAACGGTAGGAATCTTTTCTCAAAACTATCAAAGTCCAGTTTTGGGTTTAGAGGTACCGAGAAGATTTTTTGATTCATGTGCTGGGTCTATTTCTTCGTTTACATCTGGCAACAATCTGTTAGGTTGTTCATTACCTAATTGTTTCATAACAGTATCTTGTAATGCAAGAATACCATGTTCCATTTTTTTAGTATACTTGATTGCACCTGCAATAACTTGTTCTTGATCGTTGCTTGGCATATTTGTAATGCTATCCATGTTACCGCTACTAATTTTACCATAACTTAACATATCAATAGCACTTTGTTTTCCAATTCTACTTACCCAATAATCTCTCTCGTTTTTTGGATCATGTAAAATTTTATCAAGATCATCAATTGTTTCTGCATATTTGTCTAGATGACTTTTGAGAAGATTGATTTCGTCATCAAGTCCTTTAACTCTAGCACGAGTTCTAATTATTGCGGCTTCTAGTTTTTCAACTTCAATTTGATGTAGTTCTTTTTCTAGTTCATCTTTTTCGTTGTCACGATTACGTTGTGCAATTTTTAGATTTATTTCTTGTTCGCGAAGTGAAAAATTTGAATCTTCCCAAAGTTTATATCTGTTTTCAATTTCAATTACACATTGTCTAGCACGAAATGCATCTGTGATACCTGTGTCAATAACAAAGTTTTCCATTTGATAATCTTTGTATGTGAACTTAAATCCATAAACATAATCAATAAGGTCTTTCTTATCAATTGCCATAAGGTTACTCCTAGTAAATTACACTATAATTATAAAGGATTTGGAACTGTTTGTCAACTACTTTTTTACAGATCTTCTTCAAAATATGCCATTGCATCATAATCTTCACCTAGTACGTCTGCTTCTTCCATTGGTGATGTATGTGATACATTCATATATTTGTCTGTAATAGCAATCATGTCTGCTTGTGTGCTTACAGCCTTGATTTCTGCTCTACGTTTTTGTAGTTTACCTAAAATAGTTCCCATTGATGTTTGCCACGAAGTATTCTTTTCAAGAATCTTTGTAGCCAAATCTGCAACGGACATTTCTCTACCTGTTGCAATAGCCTGTAGTAAAGTACCAATGTTTGTATTATCTGCTTGATACGCTTTAGCCTGTTCTACTTGTGTAGACCAAGTTTCTGATTCAAATGCTGTTTCGTGGATGTCAAGGTCTTTAACATCTTTGTTGTAGGAATCTGTGATGTGACCAATAAGCACTGCTTTGCCAAACTCAACTGCCGCGGCATCTTCATCTGCTGTTAGATCTCTTTTTACTTTAGTCCATACATAACCATATTCATCTGGATCTTTGTTTTCACCGTCTGACATCTTTGTAGGGCGGAAAGTGTCAGATACAATATTTGGATCATCGTCTCTTGTCCAGTATTCAACATATGGTTTGTTGTACTGTTTGTAGCCGTCTGTTGCGGCCGCTTCACTTATTGGTTTGTAATAGTTTACTGCTGACCAATCAACAAATGCTTTGTAATCATCGTCGACTTCAGCAAGATAGCCTCCATGTACAACACCTTTGGTTTGCACATATCCGCTTAGTTCTTTTCCTCTGTAATAGATCCACATGTCTTATTGCCCTTTTTAAATTCCTGTTGAATAACATGCACCAGAACTACATCCGTCATGTCCTTTTGGTTGTAGTGTACTGTGACCACTAACACCTGAGTTGAATGAATCATTTGAGTAGTTCAATTTCCAACTGTCATTGGCCTGACTAAATGATCCTTGCCACATACCAATTGAGTAACCTACATCTTGACCCATTTCAAAGTTGTGTTCACCCTGTGAGTCAACGTGTGGATACTGACCAATTGTACCTAGTCCTGTATCGTTAGTTGAGTTAACTTTATACATGTCTTCTGTATTGTTTGGTGGTCCAATATAGTAGTAACCCCACTTGGAAGTTAATCCTTTTGAGTGTGTACCTCTAGTACCAAACATACCACTCCAACTTGTGTTAGAGTATGTTAATTTTCTGTGTGTACCGTTCCAAACAAAACCTCTGTCACCGCCATCAGCCGCTCCAACATAGTCTGAACTCAAACCTGAATCTCCAATGGTTGTGTCTCTTGAATCTGTAGTGTGGTTAAATCTATCAGTTACTGAACTGTTACCACCTGTCATATATGAGAAGTTATTAACATCATCATTGATACAACCTAAATCGTTTCTTGATGTACTCATGTTCCATGAACTACTAGCACCACGTGATGTATTGTTTGTCATATTAAAGGATTGACCAAGTGTAGCAGTACCTGGATAAGCGTTTTCAACACCAAATGAGTAACCATAGTTGTCATTAAAGCCACCATCGTGATATGCGGCAGTGTATGTCATTATATCACCTAGGTTGGTTGTAGTATCATTTGAGTGTATAGTTTGGTTAACGTTACGCCATGGAACACTTGAACGGTATCCGCCCATCATGTAACCACGGTTAATAATTGTTCTGTATCTCCAAGTAGTAGCAAAGTTAATAGTAATATCAACATCTGTACTTTGTGGACTTGGAGCATCATCAGTAACTCTTAGTGTTACTGGTGCGTTTCTTGCATATGCTCTGGCTAGCCAACTGTGTTGAACTGTACCTGAAATACTACCTGTGTTGCCATCTAAACTTAAACCATTGCTGAATACACTGGTTGAGTCTGATTGAACACTCCATGTTAAGTTGTGTCCTTCTGGGTCAGTTGCTGTTGAAGTAATTCCGCCAAATGGGTTACTAGGTTCAATAGTAGTACCATAGTCACCAAATGCTTGGTTTTGTGTTGGCGCACTAATTACCGGAGCAGTATTGTCTACAACTTCTTTTGAGAATGTTCTATCCGCTGAGTTTGGATCTGCGGCATCGTCAGTTACTCTAATTGTAAAGTTGTATGTTGTATTTGCACTAACTGAAGGCCATGTGCCTCCTAGTTGTCCAGTTGCTGAATCTAGTGTAACTGTACCACCATTAGTATCAAAAATGTTATCAGTATCAGTTATTAATGAATATGTTAATGTTCCTGATTCACTGTTACCATCAATTGCACTTAATAGATCTGTTACGTTTGCAGTTTCATCAATCTGACCTAAATCTGCGTTAGTTTGCCAAACCGGAGTATAGTTAATATCTATAGCGGCCTGTTTAGTAACACTTAATCCTGTTGCACTTGTAACTGTAACATCTACTAGTCCACTTGATGTTTGTGATGCTAGGTTTGTTCCATTACCTGTTGCAACTTGAATCTGTTGTTGGTTAACAAATGTAAAATCACTTGATTGAATTGCTGATCCACCAATTGAAACTGTATCACCAGCACTAAATCTATCACCAACAATTGTAATTGTTTTTGAAACGTTTGGATCAACACTTCCAGGACTTACTGTTGCAATACTTGGTGGTACGTCAATCGGTGCCCATGTGTTGGCCGCTGTATACTGTTCGTGTACGCCAATGTCTGTATTGAAACGTAACATACCTACTACTGCTGGACTTGGACGTTCTGCTGTTGTACCTGCAGGTAAACGCCATGCTTCTGTTCCTGAGTAACCTCTACGCAAATGTCCTACAATTGCTTGTTCAACTGGAACAGCCGTTGTTGAATCACCTGCTAGGTATTGATCCGAACTAAATTCGTTAATTGATTCACCAAGTTGAGCACCAATAGCACCTAGTCGTAGTTCTGTCAAACCTGACAAGTCAAACGCATCAGCGTTAAGTGTTGCTCTACCTGTTGCCTGGTCAATTTTAAAGTAGTTACCTACTCTAAAGTTACCATCTTGGTCTGTACTTACATAGTAAACACGCCCTGGATAAATCTCTGTAACTTCGTTACCTTGACTTGGTTCTTGTAGCGGATCTCCTGGATAGTTAGTTGTAGTAACACCACCTGTACCAATACTTAAGAAGTCATGTCCTGTTAGACGTGCATTTGAGTACAAGTATCTAATTGCCGCTGTTTGTCCGTCAACTGCTGAAGTTAATTTTTCTTGGTTAACTGTAATAATAGCACTACCCGCAGTTGGGTTCCATTCTGCTACACTACTAATAATATATGTAAATGTATCAGCACCTGTACCACCTGGTGTAGTTACATAACTAATAGATCCACCTGGTCTTGGCTCTTCTGGGAAACCTGAGAACGAAAGAATAAATCCTTTTTGTCCAAACACAGGTCCGTTTGCCAATGTTTGTGTTGTTGCTTGAACACCACTGGTTCCACCTGTAATAATTTCTCCACTTTGGAATGTGCCTGTAATATTTTTAATTAGGTATCTTAATTTACTTTGAACACCATACACAATAGTTGCTGATGCACCACTTACATTACCTGTAATTGTTTCGCCGTTAGCAAAGTAGGCTGTGTGTACACCATCATCTGCGTACTCAATCATATCGCCATCAACTACGCCATTCACTGTGTTTTCGTTTATATCATAACCTAGTGATACAACACCATATGTACCATATGAGTTGTTACCGTTCAATGCACGAATTTTACCACCTGTTGTTGTTGAGTAACCAACATGACAATAGTAAGTAAAGCAAGATACAATCTCTGACTTCGCTCCGTATCTTACCCAAAAGCCTACGCCATTTGAGTTTAGGTTTGTAAATGCATGGAACACCATACTCTTGTTACCTGAGTTGTGTAGTTCCCCGTCCATAACAGCACCAACACCACCTTCAGAAAAACATGAACAGTCTTTAATGTATGGAGATTTAGTTAGGATTGCACCATTTGGATCAAATGCAAAGAACACACCTTTAATTGTAGCAAGTTCTAAGTTTTCTGGTTGTGATGCATCTGGTACAAATCCTGTCATTCCTTGGAATGAGAATCCTGTAACTGTAGTTGCATCGTTAACTTGAAACATTGTTGTTTCATTGTTTGGTGTAACACCATCATTACTTAATCCAGCGGCTGGTTTTACAACTGTTGAACGTATGCCAGCACCTTGTAGTTTAACACCTGCTGGAATTGAAATAGGTAACTGTTCTTCGTAAGTACCTGATTCAACCATAATAGTTTCACCAGTAGTTGCTACTTGACATGCTTTTGCAATAGTAGCAAATGCATCTCCTGTGCTTTTACCTGAATATGTATCGTCGCCATGTCCTGCAACGTACCATGTGTTGTCTTCTTCATGTGTCCAACTTAAATCAGCGCCTGGGCCATTTGATTTAAGCATAGTACCTTGTGGACCAACTGGTAATCTTGTAACATCTGTTGCATTACGGAATATCATATCACCGTGTGTTGTCATAACAGCGTTAGCATCACCTTGTGCTAATAAGTTCCATTTAGTATTATCTGTACCTGGTACAACACCTGAATGGTTACTGTCTACACTGATATAACTAGAAGATGTATAACTTACTACGTCACCTAGTTTGTAAACTGCGTTACTGTCAAATTGACCTTCCCAAGAAATACCTTTGTTAATAAGTGTCCAATCTGTTGTGTTAGTTGGAGGACTTGCTTGGTTGTCTTGAATTGCGACATAACTATATCCACCATAACTTACAATGTCACCAACTCTGTATGCAACGTTACCGTCGTATATACCCATTGGCTTAAAGCCTGTTGATAATAGTTCCCATTGATTTGTATTTCCGTATGGTATTACGTTTGTATTTTGTTGTTTTGCAATGTAGGAATATCCGCCGTAAGTAACAATGTCACCTTCTTGGTAGAGAGCGTTTGAATTCCATGAATCTTCAAATTGTAAACCTTCTAGAATTTTTTCAAATTTTGATGCATCAAAATCATCTACTGTATTTGTACTTGTATGATAAGTTGTACATCTCCATTGATTAGCACCCCATTTTACAACATCATTTTCTTTGTAAAATGTATTTGTTTGCCAATCACCTTTGAAGAATAGTGATTCACCGTGCAAGTTCCATTTTGCACTATCTGTATAATAGTCTGGGATAGTAGCACCACTTGAATGGTTTTCTACGCAGACATAAGTGTTGGCACCATACTTGACGATATCGTCAATTAGGTAAGCAGTGTTAACTGTCCAATCACCTCTCCATTTAAATTTTAGTCTACCAATTCTAAAATCTGCCATTTTGCTTCTTTCCTATTAATGTAAATCAACCCATGCACTGTTGGCATATACTTGTGCTTTATTAGTGTCTGTGTTGTAAATTATCATACCGTTACCTACATCAGCAATAGCATCTCTAGTAGCAGTATCCATATTTGTTAAAATTACCTGTTGTGATGTAGTAGGTATCCAATTACCAGTTCCACCATCATATGATAAAAGTGCGCCGTTACTTGCACCAGCAGTATCGACGTCTTGTAAATTCGTTAAGTTGTATGTAGGTTTACCTGCATTGAATCTTTGGTTTGCATTGTCATAAACCAATGTATCACCATCTAGTATACCTGTTGTATCTACGTCTGATAAACCGTTAACTGTTTGTGCACCTGCTTCAAGTTCACAAACAAATTTTCCAGCAGTGTTATCATATTTTAAAATAGAGTTGTCTGCTAATGCCGCCAAGTCTACATTACCCAAGTCTCCAATACTTGCACCCGAAAGTGCTAGTTGTGTATCTGTATCATCTGCAGGTACCCAATTTGAACCTGCCCATTTTAAAACTTGTCCTGTAGTTGGTCCGCTTCCTGATGTGTCAACATCTCCAAGACTTCCTATTGAACTGTTTACGTCTACTAGTTCTACCCATACGCCTCCATGAGCAAAATAGCCTTTACCTTCTGAGTGAACGTGTGCAAACATACCATGATAGTTAGACGCTGGTGGTAAATCACCAGTTGTTGCAAAAAGAGCGGCAACTCTGTTTGCTCCAGGAACGTCTAATACGTTGTTTGTTACAAGGTTTTTAACAGTAGCACCATCACCAATTGCGTTGTAGATTTCATCAACGTTATTGTTGATTTTCCCTGCCGCATCACGTAGGTTATCACCTGTGCCGTCGTTTGCTGTTAGTCCTCTATTAATACTTTGCTTTGCCATTTTCTATTCCTATGTAGCATCCATTGTGATGTCTGTATCGTCCATACTCAAGTTAGTCTGGTCAAATCCTGTTGAAATATCTTCTTTGTAACTAGTAATATTAACTAACGCCGCATCAACATAATTTTCATATGCATCTGCTCCTGCGCCACTTAATACAGTAGTTCTATCAAAACCACCAAATCTTTTTACAAAGTAGCCTTCGCTATCGACATAGTAAAACACTTGACCTTGTTCAACTCTGTACTGTTGATATTTATCATTATCGTTGTTGAAATATTGTTTTGCCGCAAATCTAATTGCTATTTGTGCTTGATCAAAGGGTGGTACTCTAAATTTACACACTGCACCTTCAAAAAAGTAGTCTCTATCACGCTCTTGTAGTACACCATTTAGCCATACATATGTATTTTGTGTTAAAACTTCTACTGGAAGTGTGAAATCTGTAGCACTTCCTGTACCAGTAAATGTGTATGTTTCTGGTTGTACGCTTGTTTCTTCTTCAGTATATTCTTCAACTGGCAATGGTGGATTTGTTGGATCTGGGTACTTTTGTGTTTCAATTGTATCTGGATCACTGCTTTTTAATTGTGTATAGTATAACAATCCGTCTTTAGTTCTACGAATTGCATGAAAATCTTTTGTAGTTGATCCTGAACTTCCACTATAATAAATTGGCATTAATATGTCCTCCAAGTTGTACCTGTCCAAAACAGGCCAACACTTGCACCATCAACATCAAGTATAAATGTGTTTGCTGAAATATTAAACAAATTTGTAACTGTATCTGTTGTAGCATCTATAGTAACATTGTTTGCTGTAAGATCTCCTCCAGCATCAGCAAATGCAATTGCTGTTCCTAATGGTACTGTTGATCCTAGTGGTAATGTAATTGTAAATGATCCATTGGTACTGTTTATTCCAATACGTTCACCTTTCTTAGCAGTGTACGCAGAAGCAACAATAGTCCATTTACCTTCTCCACCAACACCTAAGTCTTCTAAAAATACTGCTTGGACACTATTGCTACTAGCATCAAAGATTAAAACTTTATCGTTGTCGTCTGTTTGAGTTATGTTACCTGCAAATGCACTAGGACTTAATGCGTTTGCTATAGTAATACTGTTTTCAAGTTCTCTAAGATACTTGATTGTAATTCTGTCACCTTGTGCAGGGGGATCTGTAAATGTTACATAGTTTGATACTAGATCAACTGTGTATGCAACATCTGGTTCTTGTGTAATACCATTGATATCAATTTGTACTGAATTAGCACTAACAATAGGAGCCTGTCCTAAAGTAAAATTTGTTGTAATGTTATCACCAGCATGTTTTTCAACAGTGATGTCACCAAGTACAGAACCGCCTCCGCCACCACCGCCGTTACCTAATCCACCCCAGGTAGAACCATCGTATCCTTCAAATGATCCTTCTGTTGTATTAAAGCGAATTTGTCCGGCAAGTGCAGTTGATGGGCGTTCTGCTGTAGTTCCGCTAGGTATCTTAATTGATTCAACACCATTAAGCGAAACATCATCAATTATTGTTTGGCCTTTAACTCTAGTTCTACTCAACGTTATACCCCTTGTTTAATGTATTTATCAAAGGAGATTAAGAAGTACTGAATTGAATTCCGCCACTAAACTTTTGAGGTTCACCACTTACAAATGGTGTTTGTAGGTATTTGTTATTAGCAGTTTGTAATGCTCTATTATTAGTATAGTCTGCACTAGTACCAACTGTTGGATCATATAATCTGTTGTTTACTGCTTGATCCTGTATCCAAGCCATACATTGTTGAGGAGTATAGTCTGGTCTTGCTTGTAGTAAAGTTGCTAATATACCAGCAACCTGTGGACAAGCCATTGAAGTACCTTGAAGTTTTCTAATCTTGTAACTGCCATTGGTTGGATATGTTGCTGTATTTGTTGACAGTGTAGCACTTTGTGGAATAGCCGCTTGTATTGCTGTACCAGGAGCAAATATATCTACCCGTGGACCTTTTTCTGTAAAAGTTGCACAACGTTCTTGTGTACCTGTTTGATATGAATAATCAATTGCACCAACACATATTGTATCAGTTGCGGCTTGTGGAGTACCACCTCTATGATAGTATCTGTTACCAAAGTTATTAGTAAAGTAATTGTTGTAGTCAAGACCTGTTGTTAAATCCATTTTGTGTTGACTGTTACCTGCCGCTCCTACTAGGACTACTCCATCAGTAATACAATCTTCCATATCACTTTCTACTGAAGTTATTCTAACAGGGTGTGTCCAATCTCCATTATTATTTGTATTTCCAAACACCATACCATATGCTGTTTGTTGTGTAGCACCTGTCCAACCTGTGCCTCTATAGTTTCCGCCAGTAATATTTGTGTAGGTTCCAAAGTATCCCCAACTCATGTTTACCACTGTTGGTCTATTATTACCTTTGTTATTGTGCCAACCTCTAATCATATTGAAACTAGCAGATACACCAAATGAATCTGTATCAAATATTTTTATAGCATATATGTCTGATCCATTTGCCCAGCCATATAAACGTCCGGCCATAGTACTTGCACAATGCGTTCCATGTCCATATTGATCTGTGTAGTGATTTGAACCTTGTGTATATTGTGTTTGTCCACTTGCGGTAGGCCAGTCAATTTGTTTTAATCTGTTTGTAACACCATCACGTGCTAACCATTCAGGATGTCCTGCTTCAATGCCACTATCTTGTACATCACTATCAACACCTTCGCCATCTAAACTGTATGCATGTGAATATGTATATGCTGTTGAACCACTACTATATTTTGTTGTAGTAGAAGTACATTCAGCAAATGCCCAAGGATAGTGTGTATTGTTTATTGAATTATCACGTTGATGATTTCTACTAGGCTCAATGATATTATGCATAGGCACAAAACCATTTTCTTCTTTTGAACCATAGCGTACATCACGCACTCGTTCGTCTGACTTTAATGCTTCTGCTTGTTCACGAGTCATTACAAAGTCAAAGTTTGAAACTGAATCTGGTTTATCATTGTGTAGTTCGTAACCTTGGTCAAGCAATTCATTTACTGCTTGGTCAGTGTCTACACCTTTTTTAAATGTAATGATTGCTCTGTTCTGATCTTCTGTTGACATATTAAGATCCTGTCAGTGCTGATATTTCGTCTGCTGTCAATCCTAGTGCTTCAAGTTTACTGATTGCACTTGCTTTGTTGGTTGTTTTATTATCTTCTGCTGTTTGCATTTCTGCTTGTTTAGCAACTACTTGATCCCAAGTAATACCAAAGTCAGCAGGATCATCGCTTTCAATTGACACACCATTCTCATCTACACCTGTTATTTTTCTAAACATAGTGTTGAACTCTGTTTCGTTGGTAGGCACGCCTCGCATTAACCAACCTGAGTCTCCCATAAGTTCGTTTATTGCTTGTGCTATATGTATGTCCATTAGTGTACCCTCATCCAACCTTGTTCGTTATATCCATTACTATCATCTTGAATACCTGCGGCCGCTGTTGTTGCATTAAGTTGTAGATAAATTGTACTAGCCGCACCAACTGTTACTTTCCAAACTGGTGTACTCATAACGTTAAATGCCATTGTTACGCTTTGTGCTTCAAACAACATTCTGTCTGTGCCTGTGATAGCACTACCTGTTGTGTTGTTAAACAGTCTACATTTGATAAATCCAGTTGTTGACCATAGGTATGTTCTCAACACACTGTATAACATGTAATCACCTGCTTCAGGCAAGTTCCAATAAAATCTTCCTGTGTCTGCGTTTGCAAATCCGCTAGTAAATCCTGTTACAAGACTTCCGCTGGTTCTAAAACTATTGAGTCTATCTGTTACATTAATTGTACCATTCATTGCACCATGTGCTACACATTGATAATACAATGTATCTGGTGCGTCAAGTGGAACTGTAAAGTACATATAACCTTGTTCGATACCTTGGTTGGTTACCCCTTCATTGTAGAAGTTGCTTGTACCTGAACCTTGTACAGTTTTAATTACAAATGGGTGACCGTTTGAATTTAGGTTAAATGCATATGTATGTCCACGCCATAGTGTTAGTGTTGGATTGTCTCCTAGTCCACTAAATGTGTATGCACCAACACCATTAGCAGTAATTGGTCCATAATGTTTAACGTGTGGTTGTGCAGGTCCGATTGGTGTTATTGTGTTGTATCTATCTTCATTATACATTGAACCATATGAGTTCAATGCTTTAATCATTGTGTCACCTGCAACTTTAAATTCGTATGTGCTTTGTGCAGTTGGACTTTGTCCAATAGTTAGTGTGTTTGAAGTTGTATCAAAAAAGGCACTGTCGGTATTGAATCTGCTTTTGATTACAATGTTATCGCCGGTGTGTGCTTTGATTTCTTCTGTTTGAATTGCATCTTGTTGTTGAATAAATCCTGTTACATCTGGAACATCTGCAGGAGTAAATGTAAATATACCATTTGTATTGTTGTATACTAAACTTCCATTACCGTTTGCTGTTGCAGTGGTTACACTCAAATCTGATAGTGCAATACCACCACCGCCTGCATTGGCATCAACATATGCTTTGGTTGCGGCATCTGTTGTTGCTGTTGGTGTTCCAAGGTTTGTAATTTTGCTTCCACTAACATTTACATCACCTGAACCACTGTTAGCATTAAGTACAATATCGTTGGCACTAGTAAATGTTGGAGTACCACTACCTGTTGTTGTGATATCTTCAGTTTCAATATTTGTTGCTGTTAGTGTGCTTGTTCCTGCGTTCCAAGTTAGTCCTGCACCTGCACCACTAATTGCTGAACCTGTACTTTGATAGTATGCTAGGTGTGTGGCTGTACCTGAATTAACTGTACCGCTTCCTGCACCACCGCCTGTGTTGTCAACTGCTGGTGCCCAATTAGCACCATTCCATTTTAGTACTTCGCCTGCATTAGGTGCGGCTGTTGTAGTGTCTACATCACTGAGTGCATCAATACTTAAACTACCAATACCAGTTAAGTAAGAACTTAAATCTGGCGGAGTAAATGTAAATGCACCTGTTAAATCATTGTATGCTAGTGCGGCTGTACCTGCACTTGCTGTTGTAACGCTTAAATCTGTTAGTTCAATAAAGTTTGCTATTGCAGAAGTTGTTGCAAAGCCAGTTAGGTCTGGTGGTGTATAACTAAACACACCAGTTGAATTATCATATACAAGAGCCGCTACGCCAACTGCATTAGTTGTTACGCTTAAATCTGATAAGGCAATACCTCCACCGCCTCCTGTAGTTGGTTCCCAAGTGCTTGTTCCTGCGTTCCATGCTAGTACTTGAGCATTTGAAGGAGCAACGCCTGATACATTTGATAAGTCTCCAAGGTTATTTGGAATAAATGGTTTGTTGCTTAGATCGTTATAATTTCCGCTAACTGCGACTGTTGATAAACTTGCTGTTGTTGCATAACTGCTTAGATCAGGTGGAGTATAACTAAACACACCAGTTGAACTGTCATATACAAGAGCGGCTGTACCTGCACTTCCTGTAGTGACACTTAGGTCGGTAAGTGCAATACCACCTCCACCTCCGCCACTTACTGTGCCAGGACGCCATTCGCCTGCTGTTGAATTCCAAACCAATGCTTGTCCATCAGTTGGTGAATTACTACTAACATCTGCAAGTTGTCTAATATTTGATAGTGCTAGTCTATTGTCAAATCTTGTGTTTGTAAAATAAAGATTGGCCGCACCTTCTGCAAGATCATCTGTAGTACTACTTGCTAGACTTCCTGATGTTCCTGTTAAGTCTGTTGAAATAACCCATTCACTGCCGTTCCATTTTAGTACACTGCCAGATGCCGCACCATTGGTATCTACATCTGCTAAATCTTCAATACTTACTGTTTCTGGATCAAATGCTATTGTAACTTCTGTTGATGTGTCACTGAGTGCAATACCGTAACCACCAATTAAACTTTTAAATTGTACTGTACCTGCATTGTTTTGATCAAACAA